TGGTTAGGCCTGCGCCTTGCCGGGTGCCGGGGAAGGCGTCAGCAGGCGGATACGGCGACCGAACTCCAAGCCGCCGAATTTGTTGTTTTGCAACGACGTTGCGCACAGGTCGTAGGTGCCGATCTTGTACGGCTGCTGGTCTTCGTCCAGGCCGATGGTGAACGGCAGCGGAAAATCGTTCTCGCGCACCACGGCAGCTTTCTGCTCGCGGAACACGGTTGCGGCTTTGCCCTCGCGTGCGGGGAACGAACGGACGGCGATGTTTTCGCTGATGATCTGGACTTTCATATTGGGATTACCTTCCAAGCGATGGTCCGGCCGAATGCAAAGGTC